GCCTCTCGGTTTTGTTAACTCGCCCTGATAATTCTTCTGCTAAAGAGCTGACAGATTGGGATGTCCCTTCCTGTGCGTCCATGTTTAGATAGTTTGCTTGTTCTACGATTGTAATCTTTGGTCCTCTGCGTGCTGCTCCAACGCTCTCTTATGGACAAGATTAATAATCTTGTCAGAATAGAGCGTGATCCATTCATCATCATTAAAGCTAATGCCGATGTGCTTGCTAAAGATGAATTGTCTGTCGCACATGCAATAACTGTTTATGAAAATGTTATGGAGGCAAGACACAATGTCTGGTATGACTTTATCTACACCAGAAAGAACAGCAACTGGCGTGATAATGGAAGAGAATCAACATTCCGAAGCTTTTGCAAGGCTTTGCTTGACTGGGACATCAAAGATGCAGATGACCACAACTATAGGCCTGATATTATGCTTGTCAACAAACGTACCAATGTCATTCTGATCGGTGACATAACTGTCACTAGCAACAGCGATGCTGCAGCAACAAGGAAGCATGAGAAATACTCTTGCTTGGTGAAAATCCTGGCAGAGAAAGAGATCTACACAGTAGATCATCATGACATGATTATCAGAGAAGACATGACTAATATTGGCCAAGAAATAAGACGACTGCAAAGTAAAGAAGTGATGCCATGGAACCTTGACTTCTCTACCCATCGAGATTATTGTGAGTATGCAACCGATTTAATGATATCAGTGAAGAACTTGTGCTCTGATAAGAGAGCATTCATGCTTGGGCTGGAGGAGAAGCAGAGGAAACGTGAGCTTGAGGGTTCCAGGCGTAATTATTCTCTACTGGAGGGCCTACTGCATGAGGACATACAGAGGATTGAACTTGAACCATACATTCCAAAGATGTCTGAATCTGACATCATTAGCATGATTAAGGTCGAAGTTGATAGACTAGGCGGCACATCTTATTTCAAGACTACGGAACAAGATGTTGAGGATGCCTTTGAAGATGTATTGTCAAAAAACAGAGGTCGAAAGGTGATGCCTGCAAAGTCAACTCTAAAGGTAATAGACAATAGTCACACACATGTGCCTAAGACTGATCTAGAATTGCTTGAATCATACATACTTGACCTTGCATCTGGTCCACCAGGTGATGTAAAGAACTATCTACTCGACCTTATCCCAAGTTACAAGCAAGTTCAGAAGATGATTGAAGTTAGGGACAGCAAGATGACCCTCAAAGAGGCTAAGGAGAGTGATGACCTTAAAGAAGCAAGGGTGTATGGAAGATACCAGTACAAGAGAATACAAGGTGGCACGAACCTCATGACGCAGAACTTGACGATTGAATGCAAAAAGGGATCTAAAGGCAACAGAAATGTAAAAAAGGAGCCGGCTGTGATCGATGTGGACAACCTGCCATTTTATGAATCCTTCATAACTGGTGCTATAAAGTATTACGGTAGTGTATCTGAGAAGCCAGCATTCCTCGATGACTCATGGGATGCATATAACAAGGTAGAAGAGGAGAACACTCGTGAGGAGAGGGAGCAGTACAGATATGTCAAGTCAACCAATGGAGCACAATTGTGCAATGCAATGAGCGGTTTGTACAACAGGATAATGCATATGTCAACACAACAGGGTAAGTATGATAATGTCTATATCCCACCAAACGGAAGCTTCATATGCATCATACCAAATGATCATGCACCTGTCGACAGGTCCAATTGTGACTTGCCAATGATTTATATAACGAGGACCAACATCAATGATTCACTAACACATATCGAATATGAGCATCAATACTCATCAAATGAGTACACATATTATGTGTCAAAGCTAAGCAGGTTGAATGTTGGCAAAATCGGCAACTGGAACTCTGCTGGTGAAAGACTGTGCAGCAGTGCAACATTCTTGCTTTCAAAGTGCAAGGCAACCAGACAAGCAAGGGAGGAAGTTGTCGGATTGTTGACCTATCTGATATTGGATGTGCATCAGAAGGTGTCTGAGTATCTTGATTTGCTCAAATACATATCATTTATGCCATTTGCAGAGCTAAACAAGCTCCCATCACTGATAACAGACAAGTGTGACCTACTGATGAAAACAAAGATGGATGCATGGATGTTCAACAGAATACGCTCTTACATAAAGGAGTTGCATGATGTCTCGAAACTAGAAGCCGAAAAACCTACGCCAGTTGTGTGCAATGGCATGGTTCACACTGACAGCCTTGGGATAACCATGAAGTTGCCTAGCTTCTTCAATGTCTCAATCCGACACAATGACCCCACTGAATTTATCGAAGAGGTTAGTATGCTATTCACTTCTAGGCCAAAACAGCTGTACGGGTCACAATTCCTTGACATGTCGATAACCATGACAGCGCAGTGGCAACTAGATTTTGAGAAGGAGAAACTGAAGTATGGAACATGGGCTACCAAGGGTTTTGGTGATGGAACCTTCCCATTTGAGTCACAATTCTGTTTCAGTGCTGATGCAATGTACTATGCGTCAAATGACTTCGAAAAACACGTCGAAGCAACATCCACAAAACTTGAGAGCCATTTATTTTCTGGCACATTCTCTGGCTTCATGCATGAAAATTGTAGCCTACGTGGCTCCACAATTGACAAGACAAAGAGGAAGAACCAAGACAACATGCACACAACTTCGATTGGAGACTGCTTGGAAGTATACAAGGAGAAGGAATTTGATGAAAGAGGATGCAGAGCTATAAGCATTGCACAGGACTTTATCACCAGTGGGAAAATCATGGAGTTCTCAATGTCTCAAAAGGAGCAGAGAGGCTCTGGGCGACCAATAGCCACTCCCACATTGGGCACCAAAGCAGCACTAATGATGGTTGAGAAGCCAGAAGCTACAATCGGATCATTTGTCAGGAACAACATACTAGTAGCAGGAAAAAACAAACTCAAGGAGCAACATACTACATATAAAGAGACAATATCCATTGGGCTTGCACAAGGACTATCTAAGGTCTACCAATTGACCGAGGACCAGACAAAGTACTCAGAAAATGACAACCCTTACAAGTACGAAATCTATCTGCGGACGAGCACATTGCTAAAACCAGAAATAAGGAAGTTGCAGCTTGCAGGCCTGAGGAAGTTGTACCACAGACGACATCTGATTCATAGGCTCCCTGAGCGGGTGATGTCTGACCCGGAATTACACAAACAAGTTTATACTGATGAAAATACACGTAGTGTCTGGACTGAGATCGGATGGCCTCAGGGAATGCTGAACAACTTGTCGACCACTATACACAGCATGTGTGACTACTGGATAGCCAAAGCTTTCAAGCTTGCATATCCGAGATCTAGTATCTATGTTCAGGGACTGGTCCATTCAGATGACTCATGGGTAACAGTATGTGTCAACAACAAGGATGATTTCCTGTTGTTCACTTTGTTCAGAATGGTGGCAAAACAGCTGTTCTGCTTGAAGATCAACAAGAAAAAACTATGGGGCGGCAAGCATCTAGGTGAACTAGTTTCTAACTACAACTTAAATGGTAGAGTACATCTGACTGTATCGAAGTGCATCAGCAATGGCATGTCCAACCTAACTTATCATAACTGGGCAATAGATGTCAACAATCAAGTCTCAGTTATCCAACAAGTCTACAGAGCCGGGGGGAAACTTGGTATAATGATTATGCTAAAGACAATCCTTAGACAGCAAGTAACAAGAGCATACCACATTGAAGGAACGCACAAACGACTGATATATGAACTACCAATAGAATTAGGCGGATTCCCAAATTGTTCCGCATTCAAGTTGGGTGTTGGTGGTGTCAATGCAGCCTATGATGAGCTCGCAGAACAGTACAGGCAAGGTAAATACCCAGAGGCATACCAGATTGTATGTGCAGCTGCAGCTGTCACCAGACAAACAGTGGCAGAGGGAAATGATTCTATCAATAGAGAACATTGGGCAACTGATGATTATGCAGAGGTGTCTCTTCCTTCAAAGGGAGAGTTGCTTAAAGGTGTCAAGTACTTGCTACCTAAATCATCTAAGCTGAAGCATTCATTGCAGACTATATATGAAGTGACGAAAGATTATCCAGATGATGGTTTAGGCATGATCGTGACTAAACCGACTACATTGGCTGAGTCTTTGGGGCACCTGAGGCAGAACACATCAGGTACATTATACAAGCTTGCATCAGAAGGCTTTGGACAAAGCAAAAGGCGGCTTGCAATATCACAAGCCCAGCAAGCATCAGGAAAGGTGGTCAGGATAGATCATGTCGGGACTATGACTATGAATGAGATGTTTGAGTGCCTGTGCCACCATTATGTCGTCTTCTTTCAGGGTGACCATAGTGGCCAAATACTCAAACATCTCATTCATAGTCATAGTCCCGACATGATCTATCCTGAGATGTTTGAGTATTTGGCCACTATGGTCACCCTGAAAGAAGACGACATAATGGTGGCACAGGCACTGCAGCCAGATAATGAGGTTATCTGGGCATGCACGCAGATAGTTGAAACTGCTGTTATCCACAAAGGACGCCCTGAGACAAGGGGCAATGTGATCAATAGAATGCCTGAATTCGAATCAAAATATGACACAATATCACCATTCAAAGATGTGCTTCTGCACATCATCGACAGACATTATGCTTCAATTAAAAAACCAACTAACTATTATGATCGATATGGAACAAACATGACATGCATAGAGACATTAAAGAATGATGCAGAGAACATAAAGGCGAGATTCCCTAGCTACTTCAGGTACTACCCAGTTGTCCGAGCCTGTTCCATCATAATGCAGAACAAGTACAATACCATCAAAGAACGAACATGGGTCCAGCCCAGGATTGAAGCAGAAACTATGACAGGATTTTTGGAGTCTCTATATGGTGTGACATTACGTGAAGGTATGGTTTATGAAGTATATTCTCAGCCCATCCGAACAAAGCAGACTGAGACTGACTCTTCCATTGTTAGAAGCCTGTACACTGCTGAAGTAATGAACAGAGTGTTCCCAGGGAAATTCATAGTTGAGAAAGTTGGCGACAAGACGCCATCTGAAGCCCTAAATTCTGTCGATCCGATCAAACTGAATAGCAATGATGCACTCAAGTATGGTGTGCTCATGATGAACGTATGTGGCAACACTGATTATCTGTCAAAGATCCACAATGACGACAGGTTTATATATAAGTGGATTAAAAGGCAAAGGTTTTCAAACGGTAAATACTCTGGTGATTGGTGTGTCAAATATCAGATAGGCCAACAGACTGGACAAATCAAGTTTTCAAGTGGGCGGGTGTACATAACGACTAGCAGCATGATGGTGCCGCCGATACTTACTGCTATGAGGCTTATAGCAAGCCGGTGTTTCAACAAAAATTATGAGTTCGACAATGGATGGGCATCATGTCAACTCTGGGCAACGAGAGAGATGCCTAGAGAAGGGTATCAGTATTACCTCAAGTCTAGATCTTATTTGTCGACAACAATCGTGTCACAGCCTGAAGAAGGGTGCATTGCTCTGATACTTGATAGCACTGTAAGAATTCAGGATGTGGTGATCAAACAAGCACCAGAGGGATTCACAACTGACAATGCACTGAGGGTTGTGTCAGTTGTTCTGAAGGGGGATGATGGCAAGCACCAAGAATACAGGATGGCAAGCATAAGACAAGATTTGAGTATACCATTGAGGAAGAGCATGGCCCTTGAACCGACTATTCTGGATGGGTTCCTTTCAGAAGAACTATTCCAACAAGGCATCATGGAGGATGTGATGCTTAATAGACCAATTGGGGCACCAATGTCGACTATAAGGTCAATGATAAGTAGGGCTATCGGAACAAACAAGTCGAGACCTGTCTGGAATGTGGCGTTGACATTATACCACAAGAAGCATGGACTGGCAATGCCTAGGCTCGAGGAGGAAGTTGACCTAGTTGAAGACTTCATTGTGTATGACTGGGTGATTGAAGATAGAGGCATACAAGATCATGTAGAATTTCATAAAACAACCAATGTTGAAAGCCTCGATGCAGCCTACATAGATTTTGAAAATGAGGCGATGCTGGGACAAAACAAGATAAAGCGGAGTAAGTCAATTATGAGGCTACTCTGCAAGCAGCTATGGGCATCAATCACAGAGAGCAATGTCTATGACTTTATTGTAAATATTGTGGACCACCCTATTACGAAGAAGGTAGCAAGCCAGCCGAATAGGTATATAAATGAGTTGACGAATGATGAGGGTTGGATACTTGGGAATACCCCAAACACTGAGTTATTTTCATTTGTGTACGGGAAAATGCTTGACACAGACAAGTTTTGGTATAAGGTCAGGGGTGATAAACTGAGAGATATTAAGGCAAGGCCGTGTCCATTCGAAGGAGAGAAGAATATAGTGTCACAGTATGCCAATTATGTGGCTGGTGTACTGGAAATGGACCCTCCACCTCCTCCAGAGGACAATTTTGTCATGTTTGATTAAGTGTTAGTAGGGATTAGTTTGGGTTGATTACTGGGTTTATAGCAGCATGTTTATTTTTTTGTTTTTTAGTTATACATGGGTGTCCTCA